AATAATATACAATTATAACACGGTCAATATCAACCGCATCACAAAAGTATATAATAGAAACTGCGTAAATCAGAACTCATTTTCAAGCGATTTGCGAATATTTTGCAGATATATTGCAATCATTTTATTCGTTGTTTTTCGAATCTCAAAAGTAGATATCAGGTAACGTACACTGGCTGATGTTTTGTGAAGCAAAGTGGCGATCTGTTCAGGGTACAGACCGAATTCAGTAAGGAAGAACACTACAATGGAGCGGGCATCGACAACCTCAGTCACTTTACTTGATGAAAGGATTAATTCTGTGGAAACTTCAGTTTCTTTTCCTACAAGGTTCAATATTTCGGCAAAAATCTCTGACTTACACATGGTAATTAATTTTTTTGTTGTACTTTTGCCTTTGCCAATCAGTACATATACCAAAAGAACAAAAGCATACTTCGGAATGTTAAGGATATTATACCCCCTGACACAACCGATGTATGCTTTGGTGTATTAAAGTATTGATTGGCGTCAACTTTAATGTGTCGGGGGTTCTTTTTACTCTGCCCCCAAAAGAGCTACATTTGTTATGATAACCGGCCTTCTACTTACCGGATAAACTTAGTGCTTAGTATTAATTAATTTTCATTTTTAGCCTCCTTTCTTTATTTTAAAAATCTTCTAGTTCTATAGTCTTCCCTGCCATTTCATGCGTACAATCAGAAAGAAACTCAATCTTACCATTACGCACAAATGAATGACATACATTCATTTTATCACCCACGGGATACTTTACAAGAATTGAAGGAGATACTGTTGGACAGTCTACATCTCCGTTAAATTGCCAGCATGGGTTTCCCATTTCTCCTTTGATTGTGTTTACATAATGAGCACAACCACATCCGGGACATTGGAAAAGATATACACCTTTCCAACCATGTTCCTCGCATTTAATAAATTTAGCCATTTAATTATCTTTTACCACATAAATAAGTTATAACTCACTCCGGCACCGAAGTACAAACCACCCGGATAACTATATCCTGCCTGCAATCCCAATCCCCAGCGTTTCTTCTTCTGTAAAGGTGAAATAGTGATGATCTTATTGTCTCTGTACACCTCCATAAAATCAAGGCTGGGATTATATCCACTGACTACCGCCCGGTAATCATCGGTCTTATACTCCTTGTTTGTTATCGGTATCAGTACCGGAATAGAATCGCCTTCTACGGTTCTGTCAGTCGTTGTATCTATCAGAATAGGTAGATATACCGTATCGGTACGTTTCAGAGTTTCTTTTACCGGCTTAAGGATTGTGTCTCTTACTGTGTCCCGGATATGTACGGTATCTCCTTTAATATAAACCGGAGACGGCCCGTGCGGATTACAACGCATCCACACGAGAACACCTATAAGCAGGCAGACTAATATCCAAGGGAGGTACTTCATAGGATACTTTCACTTGAAGACCATTCCGGACTAGACAACAAAACATTTAAATCCTCTCCTTCATAGGTAGGATAAGGAAAAGACAGCTCTTCCGTTCCGTCATCAGCAATAGTCCTAATCATCTTATGAGGAAATAACGCAGCATAGTGCTGGCATTTCATCAAGGTTTCACTCTCATTTACGCTCTTGCGAGGAACAAGGTTACGCTTGTCTATCTCATCCTGAGGGACATCTTGCAAGTCAATTGTTGGGAATACAGTGTATTTCATAATTGCTTTTTATAAATGTGAATAATATATCTAATGCACAAGGGAATTGCGTGAGTTATTCATTAAATAATTCTGCCATTTCTCGCTGATAACATTCAAAGATTTTTTGATGTCCTGCAAGCGATGGATGCACGCCATCGCTATTGAATGGCAATGATTCATAGATGCTGCCACTATTGCAAATATCAGCAGTTATTTTATCATTTTGCGTAAGATTACCCGCCCAATCAACAAACCTTATGCTACCACCACGAATCCATGAATTTACTTTTGAAATCCATTCTCTTTTTGCATCGGTGTCATATTTATAAGACATCGCACCGCATTCAACAACCGGTTTTATTTTGTGGGTCTCACAAAATTCGCAAAGTTCGGTCAATCTTTCAATGTAATCATCAGCCGTTCTCTCTTGCATATCGTTAAAACCTAAAACGAAAACCACATAATCGGGGCAAAACCATTCTATATGTTTTTTCGCAAGTTGTATATATCGGTCGCGCAATCCTTCACCACCTACAACAACATCATTTTTACCTATGGCATTCGCTATCAAAGATGCGTATTTGCATTGCTGGCCCGCCTTTTCATTAAACGATACGCCTACAACCGTATCTCCACCAACATAACTATGCCCCGTAATAAGTATTTTCGCCTTTGGATTGTAGGAAGATGAGACCGAAATATTTATCACTTCAATATTACCCTTTTTCAATGAGACATAAGGTGCACCCGTTAAAATCGTGATATTTCTTGGTGCTATTGTCCGCAAATCACCAATATCATTCCGGTATGGAGAACGTAATAATTTTCGCCCAAATGTCGCACCGTTTTCAATATCGGTTATACTGAATATACCACCATCTTCCGAGAAATCATCAAACAACTGATAAACATCACTGTCACTCCATGCTCCTTGATGCTCGTTTTTGAAAAAGTACTTATGCCCGCCATAAACGCACGCATTGTATGGATAGTATTTTTCGATTTCGCTAAAATCAGCAACATCCCCCATTTCAATGCGTTCGATTGAAAGTTTGTAATACTTACCAACTGATAGAGTAAAAGGCATATTTCCCGACCATACATCAGTTGCCGGGATTGCTGAGGTGGTATCACCCGATTCATCTTGTCCGTAGGTCAAAGTGAATGTATTGCCGCTTGCACGAACCTCTGTTGTAGAACCAAACATTGACAAATACACACCAATTCCAACTATCGAATTTGCGTCATTGCATTTGAATACCATTTCGTATTTGTACCTTCCCAGTTCAATATCATGACTAAACAACAATTGCCTTGCGCTTGCATTCATCGTGGGCTCGTTAAGAATAGTCTTAGGGCTTGCCATTCCAAATTCCTTGTACCCACCAAAAACATGACCATTTCGCGGAACAAATGGACTAACATTTGTAGATGTTTTTTTGACAAGTTTATCCAATTCATCTTGCACATTTGAAACAAGTCTATCATATACAACAAGTACCTTTTCTTGCTCGGCTTTATTTGTGCACCCGCGAAAATAAACTGCATTTTGTGGTATCGGCAATTGTGTGCGGCCATTTGCACCGCTATCATAAGAATATGACTTGATGCAAGTTTGTTTATCATCACTATAAAATGCACAATAAACACCGCTACCATATACACATTTGGTTTTTACCCATTTTGCATTTTTGATATTGATAAAATCGGTTGCAATTCTATCGGCATCATTTACCGCGCTACCATCTGCACGAATTATACAATTTTCAATATTGTATTTTCCAACATAATCAATTTCAGCGTATTCTTTTAAGCACGGAACATCGTTTGCGGTAATATTTTCCACATCATCGGACAAAGTACCAACTTTTTCTTTCAAAGTTGATATATTTGTTTCGTTTGTCTTTACCTTTTGCAATATGCCTTGCGTTTCTTCTCCATATGTTACGATACAAGTTGTAAAATCACCGATTCTTCGAATATAATAGGCATCTTCTTCCAATGTATATGTTGCACCATCTATAAAATTTACACCAATTTGTTTGGTTTTTGTCGCATCATAAAGAGCACAACTACCTGTTTTTTGTGGTATTGATATTTGAATTTCAGTACCCGCTTTTAGTGTACCTTCAATCTCCAAAAATTGATATTGAGCCGTAAAATTAAATGTGAGTTTTGTTTTCTCTTTGCCGTTCAACGCTCCATTTAACTCACCTACTCGCTGTTCTATTTCCTCAAAGTTTCCATCTATCCCTTGCGCAATGACTCCCCACTTTTGTTCGGAGTCTTTTGCTATATCAAATATCTTTTCCATAACTTATTCGTTTTTAATTAATGTTTCATTGGTTATTAAAGTCTCGTTGTCTAACATTGTCAAGTAGCTGGAGATAACTATGTTGATCTTCTGTGGAGACTTGGTGATCTTTCCGGTTACTTCATAGATACCGTTGTCTCCAGATATGGATATGTCGCTAATGGCGTTAGATGATATACCGACCAGCTTATCAGAGGAATTTGACAATGTTATGGTGATAGTGACCGTACTACCCTCAATAACGTATTCCCCCGGATTAACCGAGTAGGATATCGACGAATAAGGGATGTTACTCTTCACTATCGGTCTAAACTCCACCATGCCCGGATACAGAGTGCCTAGTTTGTGCTTCTTTAGCTGGCGCTCGATTAAGAATTTACTCATAGAGTAATGAAAAAGCATAAAGGAATACAGCACTAAAGCGGAATAACCGTTATTGATACCATACCTAGCGATTGTTAATCCTGTGCCTAAACTAGTAGAAGAACCTTTATTAATAACTGTATCTTTATACTGATATGTTGACTGATAACAAATCTCTCTTTCCTTATTGATAGATATAGCAGTATTAGCTAGATAGGAATAGGTAGATTCATTTGCGTTAACGCTTCTATGTTCTATTAAGAAGGGAGTATTAGCATTTTCACCAGCAGCATCACTTGTAGCTGTAAACTGAGGAGTACTTACTATTGGGTATGCTCTATCAACAGCCACAGTATAATCCTTCAATCCCAAGTCACCTACAAACTGACCATAGTCTTCTACTCCGTCAAAGCATATAGCACCTGCGAAGTCGGGGATTTGCTCAATAACTAACCCTGCCCAATCTAAGCTAGTGTCATTAACTTTAAACCCGTGACCATTACTACTCGCTCCTGAAGGCGGTAATGTATGTATTCCGTCCTTATCTAATCGAAAGTTTTTTAATGAACCATTGTCGTAATACCCATAGTCTACATAACCATTAGAATTAATACCAGATACTTTTATCTTAAAACTAGGTAATTCAGTTACATACCACATTAACCAAGTTCTTTTTAAACTACCATTAACGGTAAAACTATAACTATTATAGCTTATTTTAGATTCGGCATCTTTTGACCAAATACCAAAATTAGTAACATATTTACCAATCCCACTTCCCGGATTCCAACCAATATTGAACAACTGCAAGTCTCGGCTATTACCACTATAATCAATCAGCTTATCACCAAACTGTGCATGATTATCATTAGTAAGACCTTGCTTCTTGACATCGTAGTAAATATCAGGCATAACATACTTGTCCAAATTGTAGTAGGCTATTACTTGATTAATCTCGTCAGTGGTCAATACTCGTTTGGCGATGAAAGTCCAGTACCAAGCAACAGAGGAAACTTCCGTAGGGCTACCGTCCTTGATATAACCAGCGACACTATAATTAATATCACTATAATTAGTTATATTATAACCCATTGCTTCGTAATCAGCCTTATCACCAAGTATATTGTTGATTAGATTACTTGCTCCCACCTCTGTATTACCTTTAGATATCTTATATCCATAGATACCTGTTTTACCGGAAGTCTTAACATTGGTTCTACTCCATATAGAACCTTCTCTTATATAATTAGTAAATCCATAGCTATCAGGGACTGGTGATATCTGGTGAATCATGGACACCACCGTTAACTCCTTGCTTCCGTCCAGCATCTCGGATACAGGATTCTGACTGACAATCATGTCGTTGACTCCGTCAGTAACAAAGGAACCCTCATTTTCTGGAATTTGCTCAATAACTAATTTAGACCAGTCAACATTGGGAGTTTGAGCAACAAATCCGTGAATTTCTTCTGTATTAGTTCTTGCAGGTAACTCATTTATTCCATTTATAAGATTTATCCAACTTCCGCCAGTATAATTAAGAACCCCGTCCTTAGGTATTCCAGAAACTCTAACTTTATACGTAGGGGAAGGAGAATTAGTATAGCCTAACCAAAATCCCTTATCATAATCAAAAGATTCATCAAGATATATCTTACTAGAGGTACGAACAATGCCCTTAGTACCATAATCTTTCATGGTACTAAAATCTTCCGCATACTTACCGAAGCCACTATTTAACTTATACGCAGCATTAAGTATCTCAAAATCCCCTCCCCTGCCAGGAAGCTTGTTCTTGATGATATTGCGGTCGGGATCAGTGTTGCTCTTGCCGTCAGATATCCATACACCTGCCAAGGCAGACAATACATCGGGAGAGATGTAGGGACGGTCGGTAGCGGAAGAAGCTCCCGGAACTCCCAACTTAATCGCATTGAAGCGGATAGGATCAAGCCCTATCGCATCAAGCCTAATCGGATTTAATCCTATCGCTCCCATTACTCTTCTGATTCAAAATATTGGGCCTTGACCGGCTGCGTTTCACATTCAATCTTGATGTATTGTCCGGGGATTATTCCAACAATCGGACGGGCGAACTTCTTATCGTAATTTCTGCTCTCTACAACAGAGAAGTTTTCTCCGTCATAGCTTATATACACCCAAAGCTTACCTCCTTTTTCAAATGTGATCTGCAATCCTATTTCTGCCGAATTTACTTGTACAGTATCACTTATATAATTACGTTCGCCTTTAGCAAAGGTTATATCTGTTAATGCCATGATCGTTCCTCCTATTATTATGATTCAAATTTGATATCGTTAATTCTATTCAACCACCCTCGTTTGAACTTGTTGTTTGCAGGACGTTTTCGGCAGATGTCCTCTATAAAATCAAAACGAGCAATCTTGATCCGATCAAATAACTCGCGTGGATTCTTAGAATTAACTGCCGAAATAGTTTTTGGTCCGACAATACCGTCAGGAATTACACCGACCAATTCCTGCGGGATCTTGATACCATGAATACCAGAGGCCCACACCCAATCAACGAGAATATTAGCAACTGATTGAGATTTTATCTCGTCAGCCTTCCAACGGTCCCAATACATTGTTTTCATGATCTCTGTCCATTCCTCCTTAGAGAGATTCTTCAACCTTTCTATTGTTGGTTTTGGATAGCCTTTTTTCTTGCAATAAGCCTCATAGGTGGAGATTGTTACTCCCATATTGGTAGCTCCTCCTAAATCATCAGGATCATTTACGAAACCACCTTCCCATTTTAAGATGAACGGTGCCAATTCTTTTACATCTGCCATATTTCTTTCCTCCTATAATATCAATGTTAATACTCCCAACGCCAGACCCACGCAATCACAGATGATGTCTTTAATTGAGAACTCTGTTTTCTTACAATACTTGTCGTATATCTCCTTCAAGATGAAGATCACGACGGTTATAATGATTGCTTCCCATAGTGGCACAATTCCAAAAAACTTTGATAGCCATATTATCAAGTTCTGGCAGACTATAATGTGGGCCATGCCGTCTAATCCGATCTTGGATAGAGATTTACTGATTAATGTCTCAATTCTATTTATCCAATTCATCTACTTCCTCCTTTTCTATAATTTCCTTCACATCCTCCTTATCAACCTTAAACACCTTCTTACCAAACACACCCAAAGCCCCGATAAGATTGATGTTAATCCCCTTTGGCTTCAGTATATTCCCAACGATTGAGCATCCCTCTATGAAGCATACCAATAAGCAGGAGTACACATCAATAGGATATTCATTATGACTCGCTACGCTAATCATACAGACCATGCATACGAAAGCAAAGTAAGTGACCATTTTTCCCATGGTCGCACGAATTGCGCGAGAGAATCTTACTTTATCACCCATTAGCATGCTTTTCCTTACTCCGAACAGGAGATCACAGAGAATTACCGCACACGTAACAATCAGCCATGGAATCATATTTTGCAATGATTCGGCAACAAACGCTCCGGCTATTGCGGCGAAACTACCAGTAGTGGTATGGATTATCGCTTCTTTCATATTAGACAAGTCAGATAAACGGTTAACAACGAAACTATCTCAATCCAGAACATAGGCTTCCTTTTGACAAGAGTCACAATGAAGTTACCCGTCCAGTTCTCACTTATCGCAATAGCCAGATATGCAATGAATCCCACCCATAAGAAGAGCCAATACCAGGCATTACAACCTACCCATATTTGGGAGAATATTAAAGACATAGCAGCACCGATACAATGTGATACCTTCTGACTTCCTTTAAAGTTGGGAGACACACCTAGCACTCCCATTCCGACAACAGAAAGGAATACAAGAAACTGGCTGTTCTCGGAACTGGCTTCCAATGCAGCCGGAAGAAGCAATGCGCCGGAACCGATCATACATAAACCAAACCAAAACTTATGCGTCAGGGCATAGTAGGTATCACTGATTGAATAAGGGATTTCTTTACCCTTCTTTATCATCGCGAAGACATACCCGGCGATGAGGATGAATGACATTAATACTAGTAGAATCATAGGTTTATCTATTTTTTAAGTTATTGATTTACTTTTGAAAGAGCTTCGTTGACAGCTACCTGAACAAATGCTACAAAGTTTGTTTTCACATACCCTTTGATTTGTTCTGCCTGTTCAGGAGACAATTCCACTTCACCGTTCTTATAAATGTTTTGCGCAAGCTCCAATTCTCCTAAATCAGAAGTCTTTTGGTAAATCGCATTACCTAACATTTTTGAAATATCAAGTGAATTCTCCTTTCCCTCGATATCCTTTACTTGAATTTTTCTAAAATCTATTTTCATAATTATTTAGTTTTACCAAAGGTTTGAATTATTACCTATTATCACCATATCCCATGCGAAGTCCGCTTCGGTCCTTCCATACCGAACTCGAAATGCAAATTCGTTAGCATTGCTCCACCTAATGGTGGCACCGGCCCATGTATCCCAATGATCTTCTCGAGCAGTAATCATCACATAGTAGTCATTGGTGCCTAGATTATGCGTTATAATCCACCTACCAGTTCCTTCTTTGCGTGCACTTAGTGGAGCTCCTTGTGACCAATATCCGAAACTAGATCCATTAGAAGAACCAGCCGCCAATACTCCAGGGGCATTCCAGCGTTCTTTACTACGGCATCCAAAGACATGTGAGCCAAAACTTCTTATTGCAGCACCTCCATTACTGTTAGCTAATATATTTAAAGCTACGCCTCCCTGTCCGTATGTAGACAATGAGACACAATCTTGGCTATCATTACGAATTGATAATAATGGATTCTTAATATCGTTAACTTCATCATCTCCAATCACACCACCATATTCATTTATGCGCAAGAAACGAGTACCGCTAATTTCCAATAAAATTTTAGCGTTAGATACGTTCCATGAAGATATAGCGCCGTCTTTTATCTCCCAAGCTCCAATCTTCGCTCCCGTAGTAACCACTAGATTCTCCGTATTGATATTCTTTGCATCAATCATCGGAACACCGTCAACCTCTTTAAATAGAGCTATATCTTTACCTGTATTAGTGCGGATTAGAGTACTATTAGCAGTCAATATCAATTGACCGTTGGCAGTATTTATTCCACCATCAGGAGTCAATTCAAAACCTGTCTGGTTATGCTTGATACCTCCTTCAGTTATCATCCAACCCTCTGTCTTCTCCAGATTACCCACAAAAATCCCCGAAGTACCGAGGACATCAATAGTTGCGTTCTGAGCCAAAAGGACGTTGGTAGCTACGTTCACAAATTCACTGAATTCTTCCCACTTCGTTGAATCGAAAGAAGAAGTAGATGTATGAGTAATCTTACAGAGCTTGTTCTGGCCGTTATAGATTACAGTATCTATAAATGCATCATTATGATAATACTCAGTATTTGGTGCCCATACTCCACGCGGGCGGAGCATTGCACCGGGTAATCCTGTTTGTCCTTGGCTTCCAGTAATACAAACCGGATCGCTTTCCCATGTAGAATTGTCCGTATAAGTGACCTTGGTCTTAGACCATAAGTATTTGCCGTTTTGCCATGTGGGAGAAGTGCTAGACCAAGAGCCACCAACCAAAGAACTGGAAGAAGTAGAAAGGTAGTATAAGACATCAACTGCTTTCACTCCTTTGCCGTCATTACCGCTAGGTCCCTTTCCGCCTGTCACACATACGGGGGTAGTTTCCGTATAAGAATTGTCTGTATAAGTTATAATGGAACGTGTCCAAATATATTTACCGTCCTTCCATGCCGGAACAGTAGTAGACCATGAGCCACCCGTAGTGGTACTATATGATGTAGACAAATAGTATTGCTCGGAAACACTCTTAACGCCAATTCCCGTAGCCCCCTTACCACCCGTAACACATATCGGATCGGTTGTCGTTGATGCACTATCTGTATATGTTATTACTGACCTAGTCCAGATATATTTCCCATTTTCCCATGTCGGAGGTGTTGTACTCCAAGAGCCACCAACCAAGGAATTAGAAGAAGTAGATAGATAATACTCTTCGACAATGCTTGAGACTCCCCTACCATTATCTCCAGTACTGCCTTTACCTCCGGTGATACAAGCCGGATTGGTTTCAATAGACGAACCGTCTGTATAGACCACTTTGGTTTTACTCCAAATGTATTTCCCATCTACCCAAGTTGGTGAGTTCGTAGACCATGAACCACCGGAAAGGGAGGTTGAAGAACTGGAAAGATAATAAAGAACATCAACGCTCTGTACACCTTTACCGTCTTTTCCTGCTTCGCCCTTTATCTTAGACCATTTGTAATCAGAGAATACATTACTGTCATTTTTCTCAAAGTCGGTATACTGCCCAATCCATTCCCCTGAAGTTTCCCCATTATTGTCTGTAAACGTTTGGCCGTCATTTGAATACTTAATATGCAAGTATGAAGTCTTTCCATCTTCGCCATTAACACCGGGAATCCCTTGTTCACCTGTTGCACCCTGTAATCCTTCAAATCTGGCCCATGTATACTTGGAGGGATCATTACTATCCTCCTTAGTAAAGTCTACATAAGTACCGATGAACACATCTGGCGTTTCTGTCATTTGAGAAGCTGTAGGGTTCTGGACGGGAGAATATTTAATATGAAAATATGATGTTAATCCATTTTCTCCATCTTTGCCGGGTATTCCATTCTGTCCGGCTGGCCCTTGCAGGCCTTGTAATCCCTGTGGCCCACGATCTCCCTGCGGCCCTTGAGGGCCTTCAGGACCGGCTGGCCCTTGTGCTCCCTGTTCTCCTTTGGAAGTATACTTCAACCAGTCCGTAGAAGAATCTGACGGTTCCTGCGTAGTAGTAGACTCAATACATATCCATGTACTGCCGTTATGAGTCACTTCATCGTAGTACCAGTATGTGTCGGATTTCCATTTACCCTTTAATACCGGAACGGGAGCCTCAGTCACACCGTCACTGGATATCTGCCTGATAGTTCCGGTCATATAGACTCTATTGAGATATGCGCTATGACCGGACATATCAATGCCAAACAGCTTCAGGTTAGATAAATCGCCTAACTGCATGGCTATCATGTCCTTCGTTATTTCCCAGTTATTAACACCCTTAAGGAAGCGGATGTAATTCTGTGTAGAGTAACATGACTTTTGGCGCTCAGCGTTAGTGAAATTACCGTATGCGACAAAATGCATCGCCTTACAAGGATTGAAAGTATATCCACTACGGAGGACGTATTTAAAGGAAGCGTTGTCTATCTTTTCTGTAATCCGAAAATACGCAGTCTGGAAACCGGTATCGTTATTGAATACTCCCTTACAGATATCATCAATCTCTACTTGTGATACCTCCCCGGGTTCCAGCTTTAAATGAACGGTCTTGTTCGCTACATCTACTGATTCAATGATACCACCGCCGGGAGCATTCCATTCTTCACCGGATACAATAGACACACGGTTATACCGCAACTCCGGTACTTCCAAGAAATCACGCAGCCGCAAAGACTTTGCGTCAATATGGCCTTCGGGAGTAATCAGCCAGCCTAGGAGGTTCTGCACGTAGTCTTTTGATGATATTTCCTTTGAGAAAGTTGCGTCTTCGGCTATCAATTTCTGAATAACAGCCTTGATCTTAACATTAATACCGGCAAGGAAAGTTATCAACCCTTTAGCTTCATCATCCTCTATCTTGCTAAGATATTTGTTCCCGGATTCTTCTTCCGTAATAATTGGAGATAATCGATAATGCTTTCTACCGTCTTCTTCAGATATAGAATCATCCTTCACCAGTTTATACACGCCTTCGCCTATTTCGACAGAAATAATCTGACCGGCATACGGGAAATACTCTTCCGCATCCGTATTGCGGGCATACGATGTCGCATCCTCCAATGTCTTGAAGGTTTCAGTGGAATCAATAGGTCTTCCCGTTGTTCTTTTATATTGTAATGCAAAACTACTTCCGTTTATCTTCACCATAATCTTATGCAGTTTTAAAAGTGAAAGTATCAGGGTCATTCAATCCGGGTGTCTGAATAACCCACATCTTATAACTAATAGCGGCACTTCCATTGGCTCCTTCTACGGAAATATCCATCGGACCGGTAGTAATACCTGTATCTTCTATGAAGTTACCTGGGTAAGCTGTCAATGTCAATTCCTTGATCACATCTGCTGGAATACACACAGCAATCGTTTTCCATTTATCTACAGAGAACTTATATGTGCCTGGACCCTTATAAAGTCCACTTGTTCCTAATGCACGTACTTCAGCAGAAGTGACGGGAACAGAAGAGCATACACCGGCAAACCATTTACGGCGGACATTTACACTGATCTTATCAGTCAAGGTTACTTCCGGAGTTTTCCCATCTTCACTTGCAGAATATACCACCGTAGCCGTATATGTTTCGTTTTTTACATATTGCCCTTCTAATATTCTGGTTGCCGTCTGTATGCCATTGGATTCAGGGGAAAATTCCATAACATTTTCTTCATCTCCGTCATAATACGCCTTTACGATCGTTCCCTGACTACCTTTATTGGAGGTATAAGTTATCATCCCCTTGCTTGTCCCATACTCAACATCGTTAGGAGTTGAGAGACGGGAAACCAAGGAAGCGCTATTGACGCCACTAAATATTGCAATAAATATTTCTTCGTAAGACATTCCCTTTTGAAGAACCTTTCCCGGCTTTACATACCCTACCTGAGGAGAAGATACCGTAATATCCTGGCCTAACGAGCCCTCACCTCCTATTTCCTTTACGTTTCCCTTATCTGTTCGAACTACAATTCGCGGAGATGAATCTTCATCATGTATATATATCTCACCTCTATTTAACCCTTCCAAAGAACGATCTTCTGTCGGATCAACAGGTGCGGCAGGAGGATATACAGGTGCCCCTTTCTCATCCACCTCATTTCCATGCCATAATATTTTAGATATATTCTTTTTCATCATACCTCTATTTTGTTAGTATTAACAAAAGCAACTTTCGTTTCGTCATACTGAAGCATCTCACCATTCCTAGGATTGTCAACATTAAATCCGACAAGATTAATAGCGGAAGATTTTCCGGGTACTCCTCCAACTCCGGAGATTTCATTTTCCAATGGTTCCAAGATAATAGACACGGAAAACATCTGTCCGTCTTCCGATACTGGAGACATCTCAGGAGTAGAGTTTCCTGAACGTACATATCCTTTTCCGTTAATTCTGAAGTCGGACACACATAAGATTTTATTGATAAACTGAGCGAACCAATAGGGGATACCGGATGCATTTCCGCATGTCAGGGAAAAGGCATCATAAGGAATAGAGTACAATTCTATTATCTCTTGCTTCTGGTTTCTAAATTGCTCATTTTCTATCTTAGGCGAAAATCCTCCCGGTTTAAAACCGGCTTCCAGTCTGAAATTAAATACCTGTTGTGCATCATCGATCCAGAAAATGTTATCAAACGGAGAATTATTATCCTTATGAGAGTAAGAAATAAGAGATGTTTCTTCAAGCATCAGGCTATCAGAGCAAACAGCAAAAGGCTCGCTTAAGACATAGAAATCTCCGGATGCATCCACAACTTCTATTTTGTAAACCGAATCCGATAACCCGGTTATATTAGAATAGTACATCTTAGTACTATCATTGACTTCATATTCTAATAGGCTGATACTGCTTTGAGTCCCGGCTATCAAATTCCTAAGATATGCCCTTACAGTATGGGAAGAATTATTTGAAAAGATTTGGATCAGAACGTTATCATTAGTATGAAAACGTTGAATATAGTCTATGTCCTGTTGGAATTTATTCTTTATAGGATTAAAGAACAATGGACAGATGTCTCCTATTTTAATCATACGGTCTTTTCGTTCTTAAGTGGGTAACAGTGCCACATGACACTTCATTGCAAATATACCAATAATCTCAAAAATAGCAAAAGATTTTCCTTTTTATTGCATATAAGCAATAGAAAGCACTTTAACAATCCTCTTATTGTTCTAACTCTTCACTTCTTTTACGATCAGCGTATATGTAGCGGCCTTCTCCTTTGCGACATTCAATGACATCTGCTTTATATACCCGGTTATTATTTCACCCTTATTGCTAAATGACACCAAACCGGTTAAATCGCTGGGAGTAGACATATCGCTAGTTTTTACTTCTACCTCCGATACTGTAAACAAACGTCCGGATGTCGGGAAATCGTCGGTCTCTTTCACACCATTGATAGCAACATCACTATTTCCGTCAGAAGATGTAAACTTAAGCATTCCGGTACAAGATCCTATATATTTTTTGTTCGCATTCAGCATAAAACGTGGCGAATATTGAAAATTAAACATAGTCTCAGGACTTAGCAACCCGGAAAGCTGGGAAGGTGTATATGCCCTATACAATTTGAGATTCACCCCGTCTTGATCGCAACTTACAAAGAATACATCATTATCACTGTCGTTATCCGTAGTATCCTCGCCTCTTTTCTGAACCAGAAACTCTATTCCGTAGGCATCTGCCCTATACGGACTTATCAGAGACAAGGTATTGTCCCGCAAGTTAAGCCCGGTAGAAAATTCATTGGTAAACCGGAACTCATCACGGCCGTTAACACTGTCATAATCTTCTTTATCATAACCAACCTTTACAGAAGAATATATTAAAGAGTCATTCACGGAGAACTCATAATCGTTTATTTCTGTTCCTAAATCTTTAACTACCGTTGAAGTGAACAGTTTATCACGATGCATGAAGGTCACAGTGTTTTCATTTATAACAGGTACATAACCAAACTCGGCCTCCATCCAATCGCAGAATTTTTTATAAGAAGTATATAGTTTTGCATTCGGAAGGCCACGGGCACTTTCCGCCGCCATGATATAGGAAGTAGAAAGCCTATCCATGCTCATACGAGGATCATAATCATCAATAAGTCCGGAATACGTTTCGGTACTATCGGTCATGCTATCCAGCAATTTTCCAAGAACTGTAATAGGCGAGATTACATCTATGTTTACAGTGTTAATTCTAGACATAAAGCTTATTCCCAATGAAAAGTTAGGGAAAACTACGTCAACGTTATTCGTTATAGGAGCACCGAAAGTCAACTCCATCATAAAATAGACCTTTTGCCCTTTTATCAAATCAATTGGTATAATTTCATTGATATATTTGTAAAATCCGTCACTATAATGCGACCACACGTCTTCGATAGCCCCACCAGAGTCTTTCTTGAAGACCCGAAGCTTAATACTATTAACTACTCCTTGATATATGTGTACATAATAGTCTGTTGTAAAATTAAAATCAACATGAACATCTGCTAAGGCTTCGGCAAAAGGTACTCCCTCCTCCAAACTATTTCCAGTAAATTGCGCGTCACTAAAAATTATAGGGGAATCCAGAGAAGGAAGTTCGCTATTGCTTAATTTATATATAGGAATTGTATATGCATTAGTACCACTTGAAATACTTGTTATATTAACATACTGAACACCGTCCGATTCATAAGTATTCCCTCCTAATACATATTTAGCCTCATATTGAAACTTCAAGCCATCATAATTCAAACTTCTGGTATAAAGATCGGCTACCGGATATTCATACAGAATATTCCTTTTTGCCTTGATGATAGCAGCGAGATTATCGTCAACCGCATTGATAGAGACAACCATACCGTCTTCCGAATAAGTTCCAAAATCCAATGTGCAATGAAATATCTTATCCCAATTCCAGCTATTATTCCTTTTATAGAAAGCAATGCCGGCTTTAGAAGAAAGATAGTTTTTTGCAAACTCCTCCTTTAAAAGCTCGTAGGAGCGATTGACAAATTCGAATTTTGTACTAAACGACCGAATTACCCCGTCATAATTACTTCTCTTATAAGCCAATTCGAAATCATCCCAATTCTTAAGATCATCGGTCGCTTCATAAGATATTCCGTTTATTAATATCTGGCATCTGAAATACATAGGTTATTTATGTTTTATCGATTTGCTCATAGACTTTACATCTTCACACATACGCTTTACCATGAAAGCATATTCCTTTGCACTAATCTCGTTCTTCCGGATTTGCATTCCAAAATGAGACATAACCATCACTCTTTCTCTTGCAAAGTAGTTTTTATCCATTTTTGAGCTATTTTCCGGCTTTTCCTTAGCATTTATTCGTTCAAGCATATATTTGCTCATAGAAAGGATAGAAGATGCTTTCTTGCGTATCTTTTCGTGTTCGGAGGGGAAATATGAAAATCCAAACTCTGAAAGAATATGTGCAGCATCCTCCCAATCCTTGTTTTTAATCATAATCTCAACTCCCTTCATACACTCAATTTTTATGTGAAGGTTGATTAGATTGTTTCTTTGGGACATTTCAGACAGGAAAGAGGCTCCTCCGATTATCTCTACATATTCGGTAATGAGCTTCTCCGATTGTTCGGACAGTTCTTTTTCAGAATGTTCTCCTTCGATGATAAGCTTACTCTTATCTCCTGTAAATACATCAATGAATGTATCTAGGGAAATTTTATCAAGATCGGTGTATAACATAGTTTTTACGTACTCCTTCACACGCTGATTAATTATATTCAAATAATACCTGATAGATTACGATATTCGGAAGTTCGGGCCATTTTCCGCAATGTCCTGTTCAAGTTTGCCATACTTTGATTAGCCATATCCATTTTTCGTTCAAGGTTTTTATAATCATTATTAACATTGACAATAACCGGTTCTCCATTATTGTTTCTCATTTGTCGATCAAGCATTAGAGCATCAGAATGTAAAGACATCTTGCGATAATCGACCAAATTAGGGATAACCTTCGCTCTTTTGGGGATATCTACCAAAGTGGGAACAGAAGGAGTAATATACGCACCATTATCAGTTTCAATAACCTCCTGCCTGCCTCCATCACCAACAATAGCCAATCCACCGGGATGATTATCAGTCCCCTTTGCGTATTTAGGTATCGGCTGCGAGGCAATTATAGCTACTTGGGCGGCTCCCATAGCTCCGATTACAGCCGCAAGAATAGGACCAGCGAAAGGTCCGGCCTCTGCCAAAGCCTTCATTATAGCCTGAGAGGTAGCAATAGTCGTCTGAATAATGGAATTAGCCTTTTGCCACTTGGCCTGCTTTTGTTCCAAGTCAGCTTTTTGCTTTTCCAGTTCCTTGTTTTTATCTGCTGTTGCTTGCTCGGCAGCACGTTTTCGAGCTTCTCCTTCTTCTTTAGTTATAACCCCACTTTCTACCAAATCCTCAATGCGCTCTTTTTCTTCTTCACCAGCTTCTTCATTCTTTTCCTGCTCTTCTTCTATTTGCTCAATGCGAGCATCAAAGGCAGATGTCACAATAGAGGTTATTCCATTAAAGAGTTCGCCATAAGCTTGTAATATTACTGATGCTCTTTCCGTAGGATCTAAATCTTCCCACCATTTGGAAAAAGAAAAATTACCTGTTTCTGCAAATTGTTTTGTTAATATACCAATGACATTATAGAACGAACTAAATAGACTGGCTGTTTCTCCCAAATATTCTTCTGTTACATTCCTCATATTAGACATGGAACTTATAAATTTATCAGCCCAATCTTGCCTTTTATCCTCCTCATTTTCGTATTCTCGGTCCTCCAATTCCATATTTAGTTTTCTAATCTCAGACCTTACTTTTTCTATTTTTTCTCTTATGGCATCAGCTTTAGTATCAGCAGGATCAAGAGTGGCTAACTCTGCCTTCAATTGGGCTTCAAGCAATTTTAATTGTGCCTGAATAGAATCTCTGGTTATTTCGTATGTCTTTTGGCGGTATTTCTTTTCATTTATTTCACCTTTCCGATATTGCAATTCGACGGTACGAAGCTGATCTTCTGCTGAATTTTGGACTATATTTGTTTCTTCCTTAGTATTCTTTTCAATTAGACCGATTCTATCCAGTATATTCTTTTCTACGATATCATTTCTCTTTTTAAGATATTTGGCTTCTATTTCTGATACATCAGCATCTGTGTCTTTAGCAGCCTTTACTTCTGCATCTCTTAGTATTTCGTTTACTTGTAATTGGATGCTAAGCCTTTGATCCAATTCCTCTTTAGAATTAGTAGAAAGAGCCTCCAAACGGTTTTGTAAGTTAATCTTCTCTTTATTTTGATTATACGTATAGATCTTTTCGGAGAGCTCATCTTCCATGGCGACAACCAGATTTTCCCTCGTTTTAATCTCTTCTTGGGTATTCCCCTTAACAGCCGCAATGCGTTTAGTATAATTCAGGCGAATCTTTGCAAGTTCTTTTCCTAACCCTTCATCCATTAAATCAAGTTCGGATTGTTGATATTCTTGTTGGATGCGTAGACGTTCTTTTCTCTGTTTTTCTAATTCTTTTTTTTCTTCTTCTGTTAATTCTTTATTAAATGTAGTTTTATCAAATACTTGAGACTGCTTTAAATCTATTTTATTTAAATCTTCAATAATAGATTCAGAAATAGACGCAATAGCTTTTTTGCCAGCCGCAGCAGCGATAGCAGTATTAACATTATCTTGCATCTGTTTCCTGGATAACCCCTTTGAACTATTAAAATAAAACAAACCAATTTTAGCCAAATCTTCTTCTGCTTTTTTTCTATCTTGTATAGCTATTTGATAAGCTGTATTCTCATATTCATATTGACTTTGAATAGCTTGGATATATTCTTCTTTAGCTGCAACTGCCGCTTGGTCTGCGCTCATTCCTTCATTTATTTTTTCTTTATACAAACGAGCCATATTCGCCCGATGCTTTTCTAGTACATTAGAACGATTCATCTCTTTTTGTGCATTTGCAACCGCTTGATTATTCGCGTCCTCTTGTAACTGATCGTTTGATTTTAATTGCCTAGCTACTTCCCTAAGTCCCTTTGCAAAGAAGTCTAAAACATCCTTCATTACTCCTTTTGATCCATAGAATGATAACATAAATGCCTCCCAAGCCGAAGACAACCCAGCGATAGCTCCCTGAACATTATCACCCATTGTATCAGCCATATCATTTAATTCTCCTGTAACACCTGTTATCTGTTCTCTCAGTGGGACAATCTTATCAGCAGCAGTTAAAAAGGCATTGAAAGCTGCAACGCTACGTTTATCAGTCAGTTCTAAAGTGGTATTCAAATCAACGCCTTGCTCTCTCAATTTTTTCAAACCGGCGACCAATTCCGGCAATGTATTTACAGGACCTCCTAAAGCTTTTGCTAATTTACCACTTCCATCTGCTAGGTTCAACAATATATTTCTAGTTGCAGTAGCAGACATAGAGGCATCAAACCCTGCATCTGCAAGTTTCCCAAGTAAAGCCAAAGTATCTTCTATCTGGAAATTAAAAGATTTGGCAACTGGTCCAACAATAGGCATTGCCGTTTGTAAATAAGAGAAAGATAATGCACTTTTCGTTGTCGCAACAGCCATTGCAGAGACATAGCGTTCTGTTTCTCTAGTTTCTGCGTCAAACATTCTCAATGCCGCCCCTGCTAATGCAGCCGCTTCTGGTAAATCTGATCCGGTAGCCTGTGCAAATTTTAAAATTCCTTCTGTAGACTGGAGAATTTCTTTCCTTGAAAACCCTAACTTAGCTAATTCTATTTGAAGATTAGTTGCCTCGGCAGCAGTGTACTTTGTAGCAGCTCCCAACCTCCGGGCATCAGCAGTCATATCTTTAATATCATTTGAAGTCGTACCTAATATAGCAGATAATTTACTGTTGGCTGCTTCAAAGTCTACAATAGATTGAACTCCTGATTTGAATAATCCTATCATTTTTTGAAACGAGCCAATTATAGCTTGCGCTCCTATCATCCCTTTTATCATTGAGCCAACTCCGATTCTTACTTCAGCAAGGCCAGCCCCCATACTAGATTTCAATAACCCTCCAGTACTCTTGGCAAGGTTCCCCATGTTTTTAAGGGAAATATTTCCTTTCAATATTTCTGATGCGGCAGATTGAATATCTTGCTTATATCTCCCGACATTCATCTTTGCTTGAACCAATTCATCAGAGTTTCTCTTTAAAAATGCAGTATTTCTATCTATTACTGAATTAAAACGATTAACCGTTGTTTCCCCTTCTTTAGTGGTTAAATCAAGATCTTTTCTTGCAGAACGAAGAATCTTATTTTGTTCTTCCGCCTGTCTCATGGTTTTTATTTCTTGATTTAGGGCTTCATTTGCTTCCTCAATAGTATATTTGGTTTTCTTCCGTTCCTGATTTATTAACTTCTGTTGTTTTAATTCCTCGGTTTTAGCTTTTTGAGCCTTTAATTCAGCTGCTGCATTAAGGTCGTTAGCCCTTGCTTCAGCCAATATTTGAGCGACATTCTCTTTGGTTTGTTGGACTATTCTTTGAAGAAGAGTTTCATGTTCTTTCTGTAAATCAGCCAGCTTATTTTGGGTAGTAATAAGATCATTCAAAACCTTATTATAGTTAGCGGACTTACTAGATAATTCTTGAAGATTAGAGGGTTTGTCTTGTATACCCTTAGCGAGCAATTCAATGAAGTTTTTGTAGGAATTGTAGGATTCGTCAATCTCTTTTTTAAGATTCTGTAACTGAGTGATTGCTTTCTGATCGACTACATCAGTAATTTTTAATTCATTAGCCATATAACGTGCGAATTAAGTACCATGCCACTTGACATAGTTTCCGCACAAATATAGAAATATTTTGGGAGTTTTACAAGCTATTTAGAATGAATAAATATAAGGAGGGATAGCAAAAGAAAAGCGGAGGTTACTCCGCTTTATCTTTATCAATTATTTTAGCAGCCAGCTCTCTACCAACATCTACTAGATTCAAGGTTGGGAGGACAACACTACCTGCTCCAGACAATGATGTAAGCATGCAAATGTAAGCCCTGATATAAGGGAATATTAATGCAGGGGCATTAATGGTGAAAAATGTACCCAATTTCGTTATATCCAAGTTTTCTTTAAAAGTAAAAAAACCTTCTGTTATTAAATCCACAGAAAAATCTCCATCCTTATCTTTTACAGAAACTTCAAGAGTTAACATGAATTTTTCCTTATGTTTCACTCCTCTAGGAATAATTGATATACCTAATTCGGTACCATCATTCACCTCCTTATTTATTTTAATAGATGATTCTCTTATTAAATATCCGTCAAAACGAAATTCTGATTTATTTATCTCTTCCATACTTATGCTGCTAATGCGTAATTTATTTCTTCTTCCTTTTGTTCTATAAGCCAAGAATCAAAATTAAAATCAAAGATAGTGTTATTTTTCTTATATTCTATAGGAGAATCATACCCTATCTCAAATAATATATCTTGGGCTTTACATACATCTTCTTCAGATACAAATATTATATCATAATCAGCATAATCAATATCAAATTGTGTAGCGAAACAAAGTTCTTCTCTCGCATAATCTTCGTTATTGTTAAACTCTGACAAGGGGGCTACTTCAATAATAAATGTATGGTTTGAAGAACCGTGTCCACATCTAAACTTTAAATTATTAAATTTAGAGTTCATTTCAATTAGAAACGCCTTAATTCTGTCTATTCTTTCATCCATATTATATTGAGTTTATTTTTTGTCTTATATCTTTAGCCAATTTAATGCATTTATCACTTTGATCGGGTGATATTCTTATTTCATGATAATCTGCATCTTCTCTTTTCTCCTTTAATTGTTTAACGCTATTGATGTAATTTTGTTTATCCCTACTCCCTTCAAATCTCAGAAATTTACATGTTTCATATATTAAACATTTGTGGGAATGACCATTATAATCAGCAGAAGCTTTTACCCCTTGTTCATATAGAGACATTCCCTTTCTTATTAATTTATGGCTCATTAATTGCAAACATGAGTAATATGAAGGATGACAAACTGCATCATACATTCCTGCCTCATGCAACTTAATAGCAGCTTCCAAGTTTATTTCAGATTTATCATATAGTTCATTCATACATGTCGCCAAATCCTATTAAATACATATAAGGTATCTCTCACTAGGATTATTGTTTTAGAATTTATTTATTGGGGAAAATAAAAAAATCTTCTCTTTCTAAATGGGATATCTTCTTATCCCTTAGCTGATTAGTAAGCATGAGAAGTGATTTAGAAGGATTTTCTATCATCAGTGTGTGTTGCGTGTACAATAATGGCTTCATGTTTATCTCCTTTCATAGAAATAATTAATTGTAAGACAATCTATATTTCTAGTAAGTGTTATTGCTATATAATTATGTGTTTCGTACATATCGACGTGCAAATATACAACAACAACATCAAACAACAGTCTTATCAAGAGCCTTACATAAATCTTTTAAGTAATATTTAGATTATTAACAGTTTCAGCACCAGCTTTTCTCTCACTAATAGCACTAACTTCTAGCTGGCTATCAGATAGAAGAAGAACACTAATAACAGCTATATTAAAACAAAAAAGCCCGATTATATTCGGGCTTTCCAAAGCACCTCTTTCGAGGTATCCAGTACAGAATGTCGTCAAACAAAAGATCTTGATAATGCTTAATCAAAACTGAGCTGTACTAATATTATAATGCTGCCGCAATTTTTCTTATATTATTCAGCTTTTCCTTCATCTTATCGCTACTTCTAGCTATATCCAAATTATAATCTGTCTGCATCCTAACCAAAACGTCTGCCTTAATCCCTAAAGCAGCTTCCAGAACTAATGCAAATTCTGAAGTTATGGATCTTTTCCCATTTAGAACCTCATTCAGCACACTATAAGAAATACTGAACTTCTCGGCAAAATCTTTTTGCTTTATAGATCGGTATTCCAGCTCATCTTTTACCAACTCTCCGGGATGGTACGGAATGAACGATTGTAAATTGTTTGCTAATTTTCCCATATCCTTATTTATAATGATTCGTTATATCCACTATTGAACAAATTTCTATTATTGATTGATCGCTTTGACTAGGTATTTCCCTAAATTCCAAACGATATTGATCGTTTATACGCAAAGAAGAAATCCCCTTTTTATCACCTTTCAACTTCTCATAATTTAAAGATTGGAAAGTGAATAAATCCTCCATTCTGGAGATACTCATCAAGACTTTCACGCACTTTAAATATCCCTTTACTATATTAGGTTGAAACCGATGTTTTTTATCGGTCGTTTTACCTTTTTCGTATAAGTCTGCTAAATAATCTTTTTCAAATTCTACATTCATAGCTGTTTATTAATGCTACAAAGATAGTATTTTATTTTTTTAATTCGCACATTTAGCGAATTTATTTAAGATAATATTAGAAACAAAAACCGCCCCTCTTGCGAAGGGCGGGAATGAGTTACAATGTTGACTCCGAGAAATCCAGTTCGTACACGATCTTTCCACTCTCGTCCCTACTGAATACTCCCACACAGATAAGTTCAGGAAATCCGGGACCTGGTATTGTAGAAAAAATTACGGATATTGCATCTCCCTCGGCAATATCCAGCGTTTTCACTAGCTTTTCGGCTTCTTGCTCACATAAATTTGCAAGTTTCTCCATGCTGTCCGTGTTCTTGCCACAGCTGACGGATAATCTGGAGGCGTAATTGGATGTTTTCATGATTATATTGTGCTATTTGGTTAGGGATGGAAATATGATTAATGATTATTTTTATGCTGCCAACAATATGTACTACCCTTGCTAGCCTTACGCTTACATTGGGTACCTTTTTGTGTTATAGCTTGGCATCTACCAGAAGAGGAGGAACCGCCTGAATTTATGTATGAGGACCTCCAAAACTCGTATCTAGTACCATCGACTTGATCTATGTATATACCCAATGACGCTTCCCAAATTCTACCAAAGTTTTTTTCATCCGATGTTAGCACCTGGTCTCCGTCAAAGTAACCGTCAAAAGAAACATTCTCATTGCTGTTTTTATCAACATATAAACTTATTCTTATGGTATTACCGACCTTGAATATTTCACATCCTCCTTCTGCATCTGAATAAAAGTCTGTATCAGTAAAACAGCTCTTTAATTCATAATCACCAATGAATTGGGAAGGGTCAAGTTTATCATCGTCTTTTGAGCAAGAGATGAATAATAAAGACAATAGTATAAATAAAACGTTTTTCATAAATTATATATCTCCATCATTTTTCACATTCAACTTCCAGTAGGTTCTATCTCCGCCTTCATACCACCTAAAACCAACCGTTTTAAATCTAAGGTCTTCCAATTCTTCTCGGATTTTCTCGTAAGTCGCTTTTATAGTACCGTTATCTGCAAACATATAACCTTCAAATGTTATATCTCTTCCGATTAATTTTACTTCTATGTTCTTTTCCCATAACTTTTCTTTTGCATTATTATAATACATTTTTCTTGCTAACGGAAAATGCTTTTTTTGAAAAGTCGATAATGCCCTCCGAAGCTTATCACACATAGATTTATCATCACATTCAGAAAGTAACTTTTTCCCCCTCTTTATTTGGTCTTGGAACAAGATAATACCGGCTATAGAATTTATTTTTATTCCTTCATTCAAATCTTTTATAGTAGATTCTATATTTTCATTTAAAGAAGCTTTAATAGCTATTGTTTTCCCATTGTTATAATAATATCCGTAATATTCTTCACCTGGATTATTTGTCTTTTTATCGTATAAAAATGCAGTTTTCATATCATACATATTTAATGCCTTTACTGCATTTTTTATTAAACCAGCATCTTTCTTAGTTAGCTTTTTATTAGTATAAAAATTATATATTCCATCAGGTTCGGAAGATAAAAACATGATAGTATCATTTCCTTCTACATAAATTTCCCTTGAAGATTTTTTATTAAATTTTTGAAGAGGATTTGTTTTAAAGTAATCTTGGCAATATGCATAATAATGCCCTTCATCCAAAGTACTATCGCTATATAAATATATGGTATAATTAGATAAAAGTCCTAATTCTTCCCTAATAGAATCAACTTGTTCTTTGTTTTTTTTTGCATCTTTCGTCCAAACATGATAGCTTCCTCTATTATTTTTAAAATCTTTCTTGAAAACAGAAACTAGCAGTTCTCCATTTTTAGTAATATAATTTATGTCTCTTTTTTTATCATTCGAAAGTGTGCAAGAAATAACAAAAAGTGGAATTAAGAAATATAATATTATCTTCATAACTGTGTGTGTTTTATGTTATACAATATGACAAAATAACTGACAACTCTTTATAAATGCAAGAAAATTAGCATATATCTTCACTTCGCACGCAAAAAAGTTGTTTTTTCTTGCTTCTTTCAAAAAATGTTTGTATGTTTGCGGTGCTTAACATATTTAAATCGACTGTGCAGGCGGAGCTTGCATTCTTATGCAGGCATTTTTTATGCTTGTATTTAAAATATTGAGGTATATTGTACCCCCGTGTGGAACTGTAATGGAACCACAGCATAGTCGATATGTGTTAAGCAGCGGGAAAGGCAATATACCTTTTTTTATTGTTTATGCTTAACAATATCGACAATCATCATCGGACGAATAACAGTAGTTTGATGGCGACGTTAATCCACGACACGGATAGAATGAGTTCACTTGAAATAGCTGAACTTACAGGCAAAAGACATGATGCTATCTTACGAGACATCAGGAACTTACTAAAACAAGGAGTATCACACCACAATTTTGTGGAGACATCCTACAAGCAACCACAGCCAAGAGGAGGATACAAAGAACTCCCCTGCTTCGAACTCACCAAGAAAGGCTGTCTAATTCTCGGCTCCGGTTACGACGCAGTATTACGTGAGAAGATTATTGATCGCTGGGAACAACTCGAACTAGAGAAGCGCAAACCTCAAACTCCCCAAACCTACCTCGAAGCCCTGAAAGCCCTCGTATCATCGGAAGAGGAAAAGCAACGGCTGGCACAGGAGAAGAAGCAACTGGAGCAGCAAAACGCCAAACTCCAACCAAAGGCAGACTTTGCCGACGCAGCTTTTGCCACCGACGACAAGGTAGATATAGGAATGTCCGCCAAGATACTAAAGCTAGGATTCGGGCGCAATACCCTATTCGACAAGCTAAGGAAAGCGGGCGTATTCTTCGCCAACCGCAACGAACCCAAACAGAGGTTTATTGATGCCGGATACTTCGAGATGAAGGAGAAATTCATCGAGCGAAACAATCATCCGGGATTTGTCGTAACCAAAGTGCTAGTTACCCAAAAGGGATTGGCTTATCTGAACCACCTGTTTGGAGGAAAACCTTCTGACGGAAAGCTATCCAAGATAGTATAACACACATCGCACATTTACAGCAGTCCGTTTCAATGCCGGACAGCCACAACTATATCGAAAAATTAAACGAATCACACGAATCACACTAATAAAAATATATCACTATGGACTTATACGAAATTTTACTGCAAAGAATTGTATTACTGACTGATGAATACTTGCAGTTAAAGGAAAGGGTTAAGGAGTTGGAGAACGAGACAAGAATAAAGAACTCAACGGCTCCAAGGATAATAAAGATGAGAATAGAGAAAGCAAAATAAGTTAGTGTCAGGGGCTTCGGCCGGCACATTAGTTGACGCCAATCAGCGGGAAAGGGTAGCTTCAGGGCTGCCCTTTTCTTTGATTAATCACATTGCCAACAGATTGATGATACCCTGTCTGCCAATTCCGGTAATCTTTCTATGGTAGATAATATGACCGTTGTCAGCAACCTCTTGCTTTATATCAAACCAACCAAGCGTAGAGTATTTGGTGTATGGAACCCACGTCTGATTAACTTTGTATTGTACGCCAAGTTCTTTTAAACGGTTATTGAGTTCAATTGCCGATTTAAGCCCTAGCTCTTTCGCAACCTCCGTACATGTATAGGTCTTATTGACATGAGTAAGCACAGCTACCTGTTTCTCTGCTTCAATCCTCTGTTCACGCTCTTGCTTCAATTTCGTGAGGGCTGCTATCATGGCATCAGGATTATTTAGAGCTTCTTCTATAAAGTCAGAGGTCGCAAAAATACCATGTTTACGTATTGAAGGTAATACCTCATCACACACCCAGTCTTGAAACTGTTCAGCATTAGGGAGATTGCTTCTCATTATAAGCCGATATACATCCTTTTCTGGAATATACACCATATTAGTACCACCAACACCATTAGCATGTTCGTGAAACACGATTTTGCCTGATTTACAATGTCTTGAAATAGCATCCGCTGTATTAGAATACCCTAATGCTACCGCCACATCTTTTGCACAAAACAAAGGTTCATTACTTTCGTTCATTACAATTCGGACTTCGCCAAATTTCTCATTTTTGAAAATCTGAATATCATTCATACAATTTTCGTAGTGTGCCCTTTCACACACAGGAATATAAAAAAACAGCACCGAACGCTTGAGGATCTTTCGGCACTGTTTATATATTCCCAACTCTATGGAAATACTTAATATCTTATATGCGCTTCCCCAAGCTGTATCGCACTACAAATATAGCAAGTTTTTATTATTTGGCAAACAATTATTTTATTTTTCTCTCGACGGTGTTTTATTGTTATATTTTTCCTAATTTTTTTGTACAACCCCCGTGATTTTTCTAATAATGCACACCAAATATTATTCTATTATTCGTATTACGGATATATGTATTCGATGAAAACACCTTTGTATCCTTCTCCCTCTTTTGCATACCAAATACTGCCATCCTCTTTTTTAAATAGAACATACACTGATTTCTCTATTTTAGCCGCCTTCTTTGCGATTTCCCGCATTTTCTCTTCAGAAGCAAGCCTCTTATTGCCTTGACACCAACAACTCATAATACGCCAAATTTTGAAAAGTAATTCTTAAGCACCGGGTTAAGTACATATTTGAGGAAGTATTCACGGGACTTCACTCCTACTCCCAATATGGCACTTCCATACTTCCTTTCTATATCCGGTCCTATGTCGCTTCCTCTAGTTTCTATCTTTAATCCTTTTGAGGACGAAGATACACGTATAGAATCATAGAATTCACCCGTAATAATGAGATTGGGAGTGTAAATATCCCTAGCCGGATAACCCTGGAAAGAGGGAGTAGGTTTTGTTATTCTCTTCTTCATTTTAGCATATCCTTTTGCATTATTCTTCCACTTTCCTGCTTCATTAGTAGCAAACCAAGGGTCATTCAGATAGGTAGGACGAATAGGTTTATCATTCCCATTTACACCTGAATACAACTGCTCTGTCACAAATTCCCTAACAAGAGATTTGTTCGAATCCATGGTATTTTGAATCTCTCCTTCAAACCCATTAACAAAAGCTGTCACATTATCCAATGCTTCTTTTATTGTAGCCATATTCAATTGATAAATAATAGAAAAAGGGAAGGCTACAGCCCTCCCTCCTCTGAAAAATAACCACTTTAAATAATACTCTCTGAAGGAGATCTGACACCTACAATCCTATCATAGATATCAGAGAGAATACTTTCCTTTTCATTTTCAGTCCGACCAGAAAAAAGGAATTTATGTTTTGTTATAAAATCCTTTTTCTTCATTTTTCTGACCTCCTCATCTACAAAATTGATACCTTCGACTTTCATGCCTTCCATTGTTCAATACCAACAACTCCATTCTCTTGCAAAACCTTCGGAGACTTCAATGAAGGAGTGCCGGTTGCCGTAATAACCAAATTTCCATTTTCAAACTTAACGGCAGACACCTCGCCATCAAAGCAAGAACTCGCTCCTTCTGACAATGCTGCACCAAAGAAAGAAGTAACATCCAGATTTCCGAAGTGCTCTTTCAATTTATAATTGTTCTCTCCGGTATCCAGTTTTACAAGTTCAACATATACAAGGCCTTTCAAGGCTTCCACTACATCGAACTTATATACACGGTAATCAGCATTTTTCACATACTTCTCATAGTCCTTGAACATTGTTCCTACCGTTAAATTAGCCTCGGTACCGGACGAATCCCAATCTTGACCACCCGGATATATACCAGCAAGAGGAATACCGGCTAAAATATCAGTCCCGTCATTCATTCCATAAACAACATTGTTTTCATCCACGAAATAGGCATCAAAAGCCACTCCTTTAGCAGCCATGATATTTGCCTTTAAACTGGCGTCATATTCATCGACAGTCCACACATCATCTTTTGCTGAATACGAAGTGATTTTATTTGGACCATAACCGGTAGCGTTTTTATTCGCTTCACCGCCCGAGGGTGCGTATTCAATAATGGTTTTAATCGGAAAGATTCGATTTGGTCTATCATCGTGACAAGCAGCCTCCAGTAATTCAGCAGTCGCATTTGCCGGTAGCTTATAACCATGCATAGTCAATATAATAGCCTTTACCTTTCCGGGATCAAGCAAACATTTTGATGAGCCGGTATTAAACTGAGCTATACCAGAGCATTCTCTAAGTTCTATCGCCATAACATTTATTATTTTTGATTTTTATATTCAAATTCTTTATCTCAATAGCATCAATGAAATCTCTAAATGGTTTTCCGTCAGCTTCCACGCCTTTTCTGCCATATCGGTAGTTTTCCGTATACAAATGGGGAACTATACCGCTATATTCATTAATCAGGTCAGGAGAGGATAATATGCTACGAATAAATGCATCATACACTGGCCGAAGCACTCTTTGAAAAGAAACCTTCTCTCTTTCCTCGTTAGTATACCCTTTTTGAGTATCAATCATAATAAGAAATTCAAGAGTCGCACCGAAAGTTTTGGATGTACGATCTTCGATATATGGTGAATACAGACATATTATAGGGAATTTTAAGAAACTTGTTTTCTGAGACTCACTCCATTCTGTCAATTGACCTGCAATGTATTCCCAATCCCCAAACATGTAAGATACGTTATTACCGTATATCTTAGCAGTATCTGCAACGACATCTCTAAATATGTCATTAATTGATTTCATATTCCCATTCCATTAATATATTCAAGCATAGCGCAGTTGAAAGAAAAACCTTCATATTCCTTATCTGATTTAAGAAAGTCATACAGGTCCTTATTCATCTGTACCATATCGTTCCAGGCAGAAACCAAAAGAATATTAGGATTAGCCTTCTCATCTCCAGAAGCATATACAGTTCCTACCGGAGTCTGTTTTATGCCACATCTTCTTACATAATGAAAATATACATAATTAGCCACCGGACTATATCCCCGAAAAGAAAGTTTATCCTTCAATTTTTCCCATTTATCGACCTTATCTTCTTTTGATGAAAGATATTCAATAAATTTACGGCTCATACTTTCCCCTAAAACAAGTCGGAGATATTCTCTTTCATACAAATCAATATATGATTGCAAATTATCTCTTTCCGCCATTCTAGTTGGTGAATCATTATCTATATCCCAGATAATGCCAATATTTAGAATCCCCGTAAAGTATGAACCGTCAATAATCATGAATTAGTCTTTTTACGTTTTGTGAAAAGTTCTTCGCATCCTAAAGCCTTGGCATCATTAACCAATTCGCTAGTCGCTTCAATTTTACCTTCTGCATAAAACTTGCTGGCAAGAGGCATGCCTACCATAACTTCCTCTCCACTTTTATACATTGTACCATCTTTGATAAACGTTACCTTGTAGCGTTTTGTCAAATTCATATTATATTCTTTTCCCATACTTTAATCAAATTGATTTGGTAATACCTTCAATAACTGTATTGAATTTGTCCTTAACAAATGCTGTCTTATATTGCGACTTGATGTAACACATCAGCCTTTTTTCAGCAAGCACCGTTACAATATTCTTTCTGAAATCATCGTTTTCCCAACCTAGAGAAATTGAAAGAGCCCATAAGTCACGAATATTCAAATAAGAGAAATCTCCCATGATAAAGTCCCCCTGTGCTACTGCGGTAGTAGTTTCAACTCTTAATCCCTGAATCAACTCATCGTTGTATCGGAATGGGCGCAAGTACTGTCCGTTAGCATCTTTCGTTAATTGCATTGAAGCATAATCCAAAGGATTCATCAACACCAAGTTTGGACGATAAGCCATTTCACTAGTGGAGACGATTTGAGAATAAGCAGCAACAAGAGCGTCAAACATATTAGCCTTGTCAATATAGAAGTTTGTCAAAGAGAAAGCCGGCATATCTGCGGCCACACCTTTGATTTCTCCAGACGATCCTGTACCTTCCAAAATTCCCTGTTCCTCCTTTATACCAAGCTTATTGACCATTTCCGTTTGTACCTCATTCACAAAGCTTGGAAAATCAGAAAGAGTTTCCTCTGTGAATTTAGCAGCAATAGCGACCTTGGCTGCCGTAACGGTCTTTTCTGCTAAAGTTGCATCCATTAACGGTTTTAATCCGCCTTCGGGAACCCAAGCTGCATCACCATCTTTACTAACATATTCTGCATAAATAAGCGACCTGCTGTTAGTCCCAGAAACACTTGCATAATTACGAATTACAGTTTGAGATCTTGGATTTACAGATAAATTGGGATCGATCTCAACACCATAATGAGGGGCCAAAGAACCAGACGATATAACCGCAGCATCCTTTGTATTTACTACCAGATTCAACTCTAACTTATTGCCCGGAGATGCTTTGCATGCAGACTTCAAATCAACTGTAGAACAACCATTTTGGTTTTCGGTAATATAAGCTTTTAACTGTTCCCGAAGTTGATCTTCAATAGACTTTAATTTATATGTCCCTCCTTTTGTCTTTTCGGTGGCCGCCTTAATGCGTACAATTGTTTCTTCAAAAGATTTTAAGCGTTCATTGATAGATTCACTATCTGCAAATCCTTTTACTTCTTTCTTTAACTCCTCAATAGATTTTGTTGCATCTTCGATTGATTCCTTCATGGACTTAGAATCAATTTCATCTTTCATAAACTGATCAAAGAGAGCTTCCATATAGCCGTCAAGCCCTTTGGAAAACACATCGAAAACCTTAGATTCATCTTCGGACAATCCTTTTGTATCAAGAAAGTCTTTAAACTCAATCTTTTTCACTTCTTTTCTCATACTTACTTTAATTTTAAATTTTTGAACATCGATTTCACCTTATTGCCACGCATGTCGGCTTCCTTTTCTTCAAGTGAAGATTCTTTCTGATTCTCCGGCTTGAAAGATGCAAGTGACATTGCTTTTGATATAATTCTCTGTATCTTCTGTTGCTTGGATGCGGACATTCCTGAACACATTTCAGATATTTCGAAATTTAATTCTTCATAAGCTTTTTCGGTATCTTCTATAGATTTTAACCCTAAATATTCAGTCTCCCCATTGCAACCGATAGAGACTACTGATATCTCATAAAGCTTTACCTCTTTCACAATGAAAGCGTCTTTTTCCGCATCGTATTCGCAATTTTCCCACACATATTGATAACCTATAGAGAACTGGTTTAAAGTTCCAGATTCGAGCTGTTTTATTGCCTGTTCTCCTCTCGGTACTTCATCTATTATTGCTTCAAAATAAAGCCCCTTTTCATCTTCGTTCAATACTGTAATCCGACCTATAGGTTCATTCATGTTATGCATCCACAACATGATTATCTTGTCATTTGCAGAACTCTCTGGACCTCGATCTTGGATACTCTTCGAGAAACAACCCTTAACCAATATATCTCCGGCTTTATCTTTATTTCCAAAGACCGCAGCATAACCGCTAATAGTACGGCTTTCGTTGTCGTAGTTTACTTCTTTAGCATAAATGGAGAATGTCTTATACTGCATCCCCATTCTTCCGCTATATTTATTAGTTTTATCCATTTTCAATAGAGTTATTAGTTTTTAATTCACCTTTTGGATTATCAGGATCAATATCTATAAACTTTGCTAGCTCATTTCTGGATTCATCAAGAGTTATTTGACCTTTTTCAACTAATTGAATTAAAGAAGAAGCCATTTTCTGAAATGCAGAAGAAGATGATGATTTATCCTTTTGAAGGCAGTCTACATGGGTATAATCCAGCTTTATAAAAACACCCTTAGGGCAAATAGCGTCCGTTAAAGCTTCTGCAACTTTTTCAGAATCAGGAATAATAAGACCTTGATAAGCTGATTTTTCAGCTATGCTTTTATTGTCATATTTAGATTCGTCAAATAAGCTATAATCAACTCCTACCGCATTGCATATCTTTCTGCTACATCGTTCATCCTCTTCATGAAGTTTAAGCTGAGAGGAATCATAATTCAAAGGAATCCAACCAAGTTTTATCTTTGATGTCAGAATTGGGAATTTATTGAGAATACCATATTTTTCTTTTAGTTTAGATTCCAATATTTCTTTTTCCTCTGGTGTCATAACTTGATTACCCATCTTATCGGTATAATCAGAATAAATAATACCTTTGGGGCCGCCATTTACAATTAACTGATAACTGGCTGTCATCGCTGCAATCCAGTTATTAACCGGCATAGAAAGGGAGTCTGTAACAGAAGAGAATTCTATATCTCGATTGGAGCCATTAACATTTGCAGAACTATCGTAAATTACAAAGTAGTCTTCGTCTGATAATTCTTCCCGCAAACCATCCCACTCCAAATATACGCTAGAAACAATATCCTTTATATCATACTGGCGAAATAGTTTCCCAGAAGAAACCATGTGAAATATCTGTGCAGGTATGACATACATTGCGAGTGGCAATGATTTTTTTGCTGCTCTTACAGTGAAAATGGGACAATATCCGAAAAGTTTAAGAGACATCTCAATCTCTTTTAAAAAACCAACCCTTGTTTGAAGTGGATTAGGACGTGACAACAACTCTCTAATGTCGTTATATCCCTCTTTTTCATTACCTTCCTTGTCGGTGACATATATTTTCCCATTCGCAAAAAGAGAACCTATTTTATTTATAACAGTAGAAAATGGGGTACATACAAGAAGAGAATCTGCTTTATCCCTATCCAATGTTAGATCATAATCATTTTTAATTTTACCAGATGGCGAGAAGAAATTGGAAAGATACCAGAAATTCCCATTAGAATCCTTTTCAATAGCTTTTACTGTCTCTCTCATGGAGGGAACAGATATATTAATCCTTTTTTGAAACCAATTTCCTAATTTAGACATAAAAAGAATGATTATCTGATTTGAGATAACCATTCCCTACGAAATGAAGAGGTCTTTACGGACAAAAACACTAACGAAAAAATCCGATAGTATAAAAATGTATAGGTTCCGTGCGTCTTCACACGAAGGGATGGTAATCCTCACCGCAAATATATATATTATTTCTATTTAGTCCAAATAAAAATAAAAAAATATTTTCATGCAATTATATCATTTCAGAAGACTTTACACGAGCACATACACAAGATAGCACATACATACTTTCAAAACTGTTAATGCCGTCATAATCAGACATATTAGCTATTAATGCACTAAATGAATCATCCAATTCTGGAAAACAGATTGTTTTAATAATCGATTTATAAGATTCAATCATGGTTTTCTTGTCTGCTGTTTCTTCTCTTACCCACAAATTATGATCAACACGCCTTCTATAATCGTCTGCATAATGTTTCATCTCAACAGGTATCTCCATTTGTACATTCCCGTCTATTTTATTAATAAGCTGGTCAACAGGTATTAACGAATCGGAGAACAAGCAATCAATCATGAATATCTTTCCGTCAACAGCACAATAAGAAACCATTATAAATAGCCCATTAATATTCGGGTGTATCTCAACAAATATATGGTTATTTTCTCCCATCTCTTCTTTCTTGTAGTACAGGACATCTATTTCACCTCTCATTTCCACAGTTCCTGTAAGAGCATCACAAGCATCATCATAAGCATTCTTTCCTTTCTTCCTATATGTTTTCAGTTGAGACGAAAACTCCGGCCACCTCCTTTCCCAATCAGTAGGAAAATAAGTAAGATTTATCACTTCGGAAGATCTGGTAAAGATCCGAACCTCCTTGTTTTTTGACTGATGAAACCAGCTTACTTGAGTCTTAGGGTTACCAATTATCCGCATCTGTTTCTCTACATTCCTAGCAAATCCTCTTCCTCCATTATTGCTTTCTATGTTCGCCTTGGATATTTGGTCTTTAGTAAGCATTTTAGCTGTTTCCGGCTCGGTAAATTCCATGTCCTTTTGTGTAAAAAGGACATCAAGAATGAAATTTCCTATCTCCGTATCAATATAATCAATAGAGCATAAATAATCACTCCCCGTATCTGCTGTATCTGTGTAATTCTTTCTTATTGCCCTATTTGTGATTGGTATAGTATCATAAGTTTTAAATTTACTATACATTAAGCCCTCCATAGGAGTAGGATTCTGCATATATTGAGTTTCAAAGACATAGCTGTTTACTTTTTGCATTCTATGCAGTTCTTCAAGTGTATGCTTAAACTCCCATAAGGCTTTCTCTTCTCCATTTTCATAGACTATTACAGGAAGTGACAAAACAGTCCATTCTCCTGGCTCCGTTTCCATTAAATATCCGCAAAGGTCATGCTCATGAAGCCTTTGCATGATGATTATGATAGGGGTATTCCGTGAGTTTACACGGTTTCTTATTGTTGTTTCAAATCTTTGATTTACTTTTTCCCTAGGAGTGTCAGATATCGCATCTTCAGGCTTAACCGGATCGTCAATAATCAATGCACCTGCAAATTTAGAAGAAGGTTTGAATTCTTCTAATGCTTCGGATAAATCGTTTTCATCATCTACAGCACCGGCTCCAAAACCTGTAACTTGCCCCCCAGCAGCCGTAGCGTACATGCCACCTCCTTCTGTTGTGTACCATTTCTTTTTTGCATCACTAGTTTTCTTTATGCCTACATAAGGAAATATACGCTTGTATTCTTCCGACTTAACTATATCTCTTACTTCCTCCGAATTATCATTAGCAAGATCATCAGAATAAGACAAATGAAGAAATTTGGCAGCTGGATTGATTGCAAGGCCATACGATATGAAATTCTTAACTACTAATTCCGTCTTGGAATACCTCGGAGCTATGTTTATAATCAGTTTCTTTATTTTCCCGTCAATCACATCATCAAGAGCCTGGCATATCTTTACGTGATGGTCGTTTACTACAAATTTACGACCAAATCTTGCTTTAAAGAAATACCTCGTATAGTTCAATGTTCCTGACAAGCAAAATGCCCGTATGTAATCATATCCTTCCTCCATCATAATTCTTCTATTATTCGTTTGGCTTCCTCTTTAGTCATAGGAGATACAATGTTTATATTCATATCTTGAGGAGAATCAAAGCCAAGCATTTTGCAAATGCGCTGGATAGTCCATGTACGCCCATTTAGTTTTATTTCAATCCCCTCCTTTCCTTGTTTCACGCTTTCGACCTGCATTGCCATTTCATCAGTCCAATCTTCGCTATCTTTGAAAATGACATTGCCGTTTTTTATGGTAAGGAAATTACGTATGTCAGCATACATAAAGCTTTTAAGCATATTTAATACCTCTTCTTTTGTAATGTCTGATTTCCTCTTTAGTTCTTCTTGAAGCTCTTTTACCCTTACCGTAATCTTACCGTTGTTTAACAATTCAACAGCCTTAACATTTATCGATTCATCTTTCATATTAGAACAGGAATATGCACGCCTATAAGCCTCAGATGCATTCCCGCACTCAATATAGTAATTGCAAAATTTTTCCTGTTTTACTGATAACTTCATGTCTTTTCGTCTGATTAGCTACATGCCACTTGACATGTAGCACAAAGTTAGTAATTTCAGTTTATTATTTTACACTCTTCCCCCACATTTCCGCATTATACAGGGCATAAGCATATAGCTTTATCTCTTCGCTGGTGTCCAGGAATTCCACTTTCATGGCTTCCTTCATACATTCCGCCAGTAGGTTGCTGTTTATTTCTTGCTTCATAACTGATTAGTTTTAATATATCCGTTTTCAATGCACCAACACAACATCTCGTAGGCTGCATTCAATGGATTTTCTGCCAATTTAAAAACAAATGGTTCACATATTCCTATCTGATAACTTATACACCAAGGTCCAGCAAAAGTAGATTCAATGTGCAGCTTATATTTTGCACCAAAGTCATTTATGTATCGCGGTAACTTGCCGAGAATATCCTGCAAGGTGTAAGTAAATTCTTTTTCTCGTAATGACATGTCTGCATACCCCATTACATGAAGTACCCATTTATGTCTTGTGGCAGAACCTCTTTGGAATATCATACTTGCATCACTCGTATCTATTCCAAGCTCCTGCAACTGCTTCATTTGCTCGATTGATAATACTTGTTTTGATTTCATAGTTATTCCTCCTTTTCCAATTGCTTCACAATTTTAAAATAATCCTCGTTACTTAAAACCTTTTCCGCAGCATCGAGTACGGTATTATATCCGTTACAGTAAGCCAAATCAGCAATTTCACTTATTATAAGTTTATTGATGTCATTTTCTTGCAATTTCAATAGTCTTTCTCGGCAAATGGATTTGTTTCTTTCTCTGTTCATGGCTATTCCTCCCTTAGTCAACTAAAACAAATTCATAACAAAATACGTATGGATTACTATCCCATGTACCTTTGCCGGAAACTTTATCTATCAGGACAGCAAAGGCTTCACGTGGAGTATCAAATCCATCGTCTTTGTTTCCCTCAAATTCATAAAATATGGATGGTGGAAACTTATCATCACCCGAATCTTCATATATCCCCTCTTTCAAGCAATCTTCATCGGATATATCTTGTAGGCGTTCAACCTTGATTCCGGTAATTTCAATGTGGTGGGGCATTAGGTCGGCTTTCACAAACATTTTATTAGTCCAACCGGGATGTAATTTCAGTTCAGGCAATATAGAATCCAAGTATTCTAAGTAAGCTGCATTTTTCCCTTTTCTATGAAATCGGTCAACATCCATATAACTTTGCGCAATGGCAACAACTTCTCCAATCTCGTATCTTGGTTTAACAAAATGACATAATAAATCCAATTCATTATATACTGCATAAACATGTCCGTTAAACACATAATTAGGATTAACCACTTTCTTCTCCCAATTTTCAAGTGGACGAAAACAAATAATAGGGAATCTAACACATTCATCAATTTCTATAATTATTCTCGTCATAGTCTTTCGACCTTCCAATACAGCTTGGGTTAAGCCAAATTCATCATTGAAAATTATTTTCTTCATGATTATTCCTCCTTTCCTTTAAAGTGTTCTATTAGCTCTTCTACGGTAGCCTTGTGACAATAAAGTGCTTCTATTTGAGTTCCAACATGCCTTCCTCCGTTACGATCTGTAGATTGAAACCAAGTACCTTTAGGAATATAAACATATATTTCTACATCCATTATAAACCATTGATACTTGTCTGTATCATCCCTGAGTGAAGCGATAGACAAGAAAAGCTCCTCGTTATCTCCGCAATCAATTCTTCCAGCACAATTCCATGTGTGATGAGGATTTGTATCATCAAACGCCCCTTTAATAATAATATGATAATTGCAGTTAGCTGGTGATGTAGCAATACAAAACCTTTCATCTTCAATTACATCAGTAGGATGGTTGTATCCTAATTCTTCCAGCTTCTTCCGAAGCTCCGGTGTATTGCGTCTGATAAACGCTGCTGTTGTAAATCCCATAATTTGCTATTTAATCAATCCATATAACGTTAAGAATCGCCACAAGAACGGACAATCCGATTGTTCCTAATGTAAAAGCACCAAATCTGCCTACGTACTTTTTTAACTTTTGGTTATTCTTAGATTCTTTATCCCATTGTAATGCAATTGTTAGTCCTAATTGTGCAAATATCATTGTTATTGCTATTGAAAATAACACTTTTAATAAGTAATCCATAGTTATTCCTCCCATTCTTCGTCTTCGTATTGCATACAATATCCTAATAAGTTCAACTCTGGATCGTCCAATAAACATTCTTCTTGGTGTACACAATTCATGCAACACCATTCGTCTGATAATATACTCATTGTTATTCGTTTAACTACTTTGTTACTATTGTTCTATCACCCCTTACTACTTTCATCTTAGGCTTCTTAAACTGTTTGTCGCACGATGTATAAGGAAGCCAATACGATCTATCTTCATATAAATATTGATCTATTGGAACAAGGTGAAACAATTCATTGTCAAAATCAACGCCAATCATCATACACTCTATATCAACATCAGGATGCCTTTGGTGATAGATAATGATTTCGCTATGCCGATAAGAGTAATGAATAAATTGATTGCGAGTCATGATTAAATCATTTTTTGTTTTTAATTGTTACCTTAGTTATTTCCATATTAATCTCCTTTCTCTTTAATCCGTTCTAGTACATCTCTGTTGGCTTCGAGTATTTCATCGAAAGACGGAATAGGCATCCAATAGATTACATCATCTCTATGATAACTCTCACTTGCAGCGCAGTCATACCAAAAGTGATATTCCATATCTTCGTTGTAATCTTCATCATAATGCGCTATTCTTATTGTTCCATCTACAAGCATTACTAATTTTTCGTTTGTATCTTCAGGCAACCGCTCTTTCGTGCTTATCCACGGGGATTGCTTTGCGTGCCATTCTGCACCACATTGAAAATCTTCCATACAATCAGATTTCCGACTAACATAGTTATCTGGATCAACCTCCTTTAAAACCTCTTTTCTAAACTTTGTTTTATTAGTAGCATAGTCGTATGCTGCTTCTTCTAATGTCTGTTTCATATTACTCTGTTTTACGGTTTTCTCTTAATTTTTCTTCACTGACGGTAGTATTAGAAATTGTATTTGTATTATTGGGTTTGCAATACAAACACATTTGGGTAAAAGGTGAATATACCCTCCCACACTTCGGACAAATCCAGCCCTGCTGTCCAAACAGTCCGTTATACGGATTGATTGCGCTTGATTCTTGTTTCATATTATGGTTTATTAGATTAATATTTCTTCCCGTGCATTTTTTCACGGAGTTCGTTATACTTCATTTTCTGATTGCAACATGAGTCATTCCACCAGTTAATTCATGGCCTGTTATTGCCGTTAGATGCCCTAAATGCGGATTAATTTCGCTTTTTGACGCTAACTTCCTTGACATTTAACCATTGTAGTACTCGCAATGGTTGCAATCTTTTGGACTGCCGTACAAGTTTAAAACAAGTACGGCTTTTTTCTATATTCTTCATTTCTATTTTTATTTTAATTACACAAATAGCGATTGCTGGATACGTGATAACACAAATTTATTCGCATCAGCAAAGAACTTTTTTTTAATCTCAAATCCGTATGCCCTGCGTCCCAACTGGGCAGCAGCTAATAAGGTAGAACCGCTTCCGGCACATGGATCAATAACGACATCACCTTTGTCGGTGAATATCTCTATCAGTCTACGAAGCAAAGGAACCGGCTTTTGCGTGCTATGAACCTTCGGAGTTTCATTGTCCAACACCCAATCAAAGCAATTGAAGATCATCCGACCATCGTTGTTAAACTTTGGAAGTTTATCGCGGTAAAGCAACAATCCATATTCACAATTGCCGACTATCTTCATATTGGCTTTCAAGACTTGCGCTGAAAAGTTCTTTCTGAATACAAGATTGATGTAATTATTCAGCCCATATCTTTTACCCAGTTCAATATACCGGAACTGGTCTTCAAACTCGCAAAATATTATCATGCAAGGCGCCTTGCCTTTTTCCTTGGGTTCCTTTACAAGCATCTGGGAGCAGAAGTGCATAAACTCGGCAGGGCGAAAATCTTTATCGGTATCAAAGAATTGTTTGCCGGCCTTATCACTTTCCCCGTTCTTGTTATCTCCGTCCACATACCATGAAGGGTTAGAAGCATAAGCACTATTGCCTAAATTATAAGGGACATCAGCTATAATTAACTGGGCTTTTGGGATTCCATAAGAACGGAAATTTTGGAAATGGTCATTGAATAACTTAGGTTTTATATTTTTATCCATTTTAATCCTCCTGATGTTTTACTCCTGCCATTTAATACTTGAGATATAGCCCCTTTACATAAACCTTTTGATTTTTCTGCTAATCTTACAGATTCAAAAACCTCGCCTGTGTTAACACATTTTACCATTGTATAAGAATGTCTCTTTTGATGTAATTCCCTATATGCATGTTTTAAATTATCACTTCGGCTACACCACTCTAAATTATCAACATGGTTATTGCATTTATTACCATCTTTATGATTAACTTGTTCAAGGTTTAAAGGGTTATTTATAAAGGTTTTTGCAACAAGTCTATGAACTGTGAAAGCCTTAGTTTTATTCCCTATTCTTAGCCAAACGATACAATATCCATTATTTTGAATACCGTATTTAATAATTCTTCCTTTATGTATACATGTATGTCCATTTTTACAATATCTTTTTCTATCAACAGATTTTATTCTACCAAAAGAAGATGCTTGGTATGAATAGTCTGTTTCAGGAATAATTTTCCAAACTTCTTGGAAATGGTCATTATATAGTTCTATTTCTTTCATTACTATTCTTTTTTACGTAGATTTATTTAAAATTTCTCTTTGAATAATGTCTTTTGCATTAAAGCCGAATAATCCTTTCTTTTGCTCGTGAAAATCCGCAATGGGTATTTCGTTTATGTAGTAATAGAAAGCTTCATAGCCATCTGCAAAATTCCGTGCAAGGAAACCATTCGGGTGAGTGTTCATGTATCTTTCTATGGCTATTATCATTCTTCGAGCATAGCCGGGAAACAGTTTGAACTCCAACTGCATCTGTTTGTAATTACAGAGCGGACAACCTATACAACCATGTCGGGAAAGGTTATACGGTGCATCATAATATTTTGAGTATGGAAGTTCATATTTGCGGATATAGTTCCAAACTTCTTCTTTCGTCCAAGTGAGAATAGGAAGAATATGTATTGCTCCTTGCATCCATTTTCGAGTATCACACTGCTCTGGCTCGTAATCTTTCCGGTTCTGGCTTTCGGAAGCTCTCATTCCTTCAATACTACGTTTGCCAATACCATATCTTTCTTTCAGTCTTTCACAACAGAATCGTCGGAGCCGTGAGGGAAATCCTTTTTCTTCAACAAGCTGAAAGAAAGACTTTTCAGGGTGTATTATCCTCACCTGTGGATAGTTTTTCTTTATAAAGCAAATTGTTCCAGGCGGATCTACTGTGGTGTTGGCGTAGATAGCGTTATACTTAATACATGCTCGTTCAGCAAGGTCAAGAATAACAACGCTATCTTTGCCTCCTGAGAAACCAAGCGACATCGGTTCATCACGTTCCATGCTACGAAGAAAGTCGATTGCTTGTTGTTCTTTTTTATTCATTACTAAATTGTTTTTAATTATTTCTTTATTACAACCGCCATAGTACTAATAGCCGTTCCGCTTTCCTTGAACTTACCGGCTCCGATTTCAAAAACTTCTCCATGAACTTTTTCCAACCATTCCCGGAACTCAACACATTTCTTTTCAGACGCGAATTTCCAATGCTGACTAGTTATAGCTGCAAGAATTCCACCTTCTTCCAAGCGTTCATACATAAGTCTTACATGGTCAATATCCTGATTACCGAAAAATGGAGGATTAGCAATAATCTTAGTGTAATGCCCTACACTGTCTTTCGTAAAATCTTCATCAAGCAATATTACGTTATCAAGTGTATGAAGGAACTCCCTGTTTTCCGGCATCAGTTCATAGCATTCAACTGTTACTGACGGGCACGACCGATGAATCGCTTTTATCAGAGCACCACGTCCGGCACTTGGTTCAAGTACGGTATCTTTTTCGTGAATTCCACCGGCAAGCATTACCAACCAGTCTGCAATATCAGCAGGTGTTTCAAAGAACTGAAAATCTTTTTGCAAATCGCATCGCTTACCTTTTTTCAAGATGGAGAACACACGTTCCGGATTAAAAGGGAATGTGAATCCCTGTATCTTACCTCCCTGCCATGAGCCGCCAGCTTCTTCTATCCATTTTTTAGATTCAGCATAGGATTTCTTGTTAAACTGAACGGCAGGAAGCTTAAGGACATTGTTTTCAAGTGTACAATGTTTCAATATCTCTTCCACATTCCATTTCTTACCTTCATCAGCCTGGCTCTTCCTTTCATCAACCGGAGCGTCCGGCGCTAACAGTGAGGATATTTTCGTAATGACCATATTAC